AAGGATATACAGTGAAGCACTTGATGCAGCAACAATTCTTGCTCTTGTTGAACACAGCACTGAACCAAGTGCAACAAATCTTGAACTTCATTACAAGTTCCAAGGGAATGTGCTTGATTCAAGTTTAAATTCTTATAATGGAACTGCAAACAATATTACTTATATCAATCCAAGTTTTGCACTGGATTCAAGAACAATTCATGACTCAATAATTGGAACACCATCAACTGTGATTGAAGATCACAATTACACAATCTCAAAGAAAGCTGGTGGAACTCAAGGTGTTATTGTTTATTCAACAGACTATGACACAGCAGATGAAGCAACAAGTTTTGACTTTGCTGATTCACAAGCAACTTGGAAGAATGCAAATGGAGATGTGATTCAATATGGTGCTTATGATTTTGATGGGGTTAATGACTATATAACTGTACTTGATTCGGCTTCTCTTTCTTTTGGAGATGCTTCAACTGATTCACCTTTTAGTATTTCTCAATGGGCTTTCATTGATGATGCTACAAGATTTACTTTTTCTGGCAAGGTTGCAAATGTAACAAATGGCACAGCTGAGTTTTTGTTTGGTACTACTGGAGCAGACAAGATTGCGTTATTCCTTTATGACAATTCTGCATCTCACTCAATCGCTAGGACAGGTCCAGCATTAACAGAATACGAAGGCAAGTGGGCACATTTCACTGCCACTTATAGCGGTAATGGTGCTACTACAGGCATTAAATTATACATAAATGGATTGCAAATTGATGACCTCAATTCAACATCAGGAACGTATGTAGCAATGCATGACACCTCTACAGCATTTGAGATCGGGGTAAGGTTAAGAAGTGGAACGCCTAACTGGTCCAATGGTAAAATTGGCGAAACTTTAGTTATGTCTAAAGAGATGAGTGCGACAGAAGTATTTGATAATTATTCAGATGGTACTATTCCAATTGGAACTATAGCGTCTCATTATAAATTCAACGGCAACGCTCTTGATGAAACTGCAAATAATAACGATGGAATTGTAAGTGGTGCAACTTCAATTGCTTCAAGTGAATATGAACTACTTCCAGTTATTGGACAAAATCTTGGTGAAACAAAAACGCAATTGTTTGATGGTGTGAATGACTATTTGAACAACACATCACCAAGTTTTGTGAATGACACATCTGGTTCACTTGGAATTTGGTTCAAGTCAAACTCTTTGACTGCTCAAGAAGTTTTATTTTCAGTTGGTCAAGCTAATGCCTCTCAAGATGAAATTGTGATTCAAATCGAAACAAATGGAACTCTGAGACTTGCTGGTGCAATCAATGGTTCATTCAATTTGAGACTGGACACTGCATCTGGAACAATCACAGCAAACACTATTCATCATATTATGTTCACATCAAATGGTTCAACCATCACTTGCTATGTTGATAATGTGATCAAAACTCTGTCACCAACAACTGGTTCAAACACTGGTCAATGGTTTGCAACTGCAACTGATGCTGATCGAGTGACAATTGGTGCTGCACACAGATCAACTCTTTTGGGGTTTTTCTCTGGTGTGATTTACTCTTGTGAAGTTCAAAATGCTGCATTATTAGCAAGTGAAGTGCAAGATCATTATGAGTCTGGATTCCCAATCAACACAGCAAATCTTGTTTCATACTGGCCTCTTGCTGGTGACTTTCTCGACAAGGTTGGAATCAATAATTTGATCAACAATGGATCAACAGAGATCAATGATATATTAAGACCTCAACCAGAAACACCAACACAACAAACAATAGATATAAGTTCACTTGGATTCACAGATGTGTATCTCAAGTCAAGATTCAGATCAGCAACTGGCAAGAGTTCTTTTGGACTTGATTCATATGAGCTTGTTGTTGCAATTCCAAGTGGACGCAGAATCATAATAGTAAGGAGAAGATCATGCTAAAAATATTCAAAGACAATTCAGATGTCTCACTTGAACTAGAATCTTATGTGCAAGACTACTCACTAGGTGTTCTTGCTGATGATGAATTCATTTATATTGGCTATAAGAAACCAATCAATGCACTTTATGCACACATGACAACACCAAACACAAGCAGTGGAACTCTTTCAGTTGAATATTTCAATGGATCAGACTTCACACCAGTTGCTGACTTGGTTGAAAGAACAAAGGGACTGACTGAAAATAACTTCATTGAATGGTCAAGAAACCAAGACGATGAAGAGATGACAACAATCAACTCTCTTGAGATGTTCTGGATCAGAATTTCAATTGATGTTTCAACATCAGCTTTGACTTTCAGAGCTTTGAATCTTCTGTTTTCAAGCGACAATGAATTGAAAGAGGAAGCTGATTACTTACTTTCTTCTAACTATTATCATGGAAGTGAAACTTCTTATGTGAATTATCATCAAGCTTCAAGAAACCAAATCATTCAGAGACTGAGAAACCAAGGCTATAGTGTGAACAACAAAAGCTCTGGACATCATGATCTCACAATCTTTGATCTTCTGAGTTTCAAACAACTGCAAGAAGCATCAAAGTTCATGGTGCTTGGTAAGATATTTTTCTTCTTATCAGATGCTGTTGAAGATAAGTATTATCAAAAATATCAAGACTACAAGAGACTTTCCAATGAAGCTTTCAACACTTTCTTTCTTTCAATAGACAAGAATGATGATGGTGTTGAAGATAAGCATGAGAAAGCTGGATTCAAAACTGGTCTTATAAAGAGAGTATAAAATGAATAAAGTGCAACAAATTATTGAAGCAATTGAATCAGAAGTATCAACAACACTTGGTGCATCTTATTCAAAGCTCAATTATATATATGACATTGAGAAGAATTCTTTCAAAGGGAATCCAAACAAGTTTGGTGTGTTGCCTCTGGAATCTTCAACTGTCTCTGGAGTGGTGAGGGCATCCACTATTGATCAAACATTTCAAATTGTGTTGACTGATGAATATCGAAACACAGCTATGAATGATCTTTCTTTGCAAGAAGCTGTGAAGAATCTCTATGACAAGTTGAATGATATTGAGAAGCAACTATACAAGAGCAAGTTGGGACTTCCATCTGTTGTTCTTTTGATGAATCTGGAAGCTGTTGAAGCACCAGAAGTTATTGAAGAGCACAAGGTGGTTTCTTTGAGAGGAAACTTCTTAGTGAAATATCGTACGATAATATAAAACAAAGGAAAACAAAATGACAATTGGAATTTCAAAAGACCTCACTGTTATTGGATTAGAAGAAGAAGTGACTGAGGGAACTTATATTGCACCTCAAGCAGCAACTTCTTATGTTCAACCACTCGACGGTGGTTACAGTGTGAATGGTTCAAAAGAGACAAAATCTCGTTCAATATTAAGTGGAACATTTGGACAAGCAAGAGCAAGAGTAGGAATCAAGAATGCAGAGTTTCAACTGAATCTTGAAGCAAAAGCAAGTGGTGTTGAAGGTGAGAAACCTGAATCTGACTTGTTGTTCAAGAATCTTCTTGGAACATCAAGACAGGTGACTGGAACACAAACAAGTGGAACAACTCACACAACAACAGTGATCAACTTTGCTGACACATCAGCATTTGCAGTTGGTGACATTGTTGTTGTCAAAGAAGCTGGTGCACACGTTTGTTCACCAATCAAAGCAATTGTTGTCAATGTTTCAATTGAACTTGTTGTTGCTGCTGGTTCAGCTTACAGTGACAATGTTGTTGTGAGTAAGTGCACAACTTATCTTGGATCAAATGATCAAAATGACTATAAATCACTTTCAGTTTCAATGTATCAAGGGAATGAAATTCTTGACGCTGGAATTGGTGTTCGTCCATCAAGTTTTTCACTTTCTGGATTCTCAACTGGTGAGCTTGCTTCTTTTGAGTTCTCTGGTGATGGACTTTCTTTCAACAGAGAAGATGGTGCTGCTCCACATTCTCCAACTTACAGTGATGCAACTCCACCACTTATTCTTTCAGCTTGTGTCTATGAGAATAATGGAACTGCAATTGACATCAATGATATGAGCATCTCAATTTCGCATTCCAACAGTTTTATTTTGAGCACTTGTTCAGAAGATGGAAGGATTGGATCAAGAAAAACTGGAAAGAGAGAAGTGACTGGAACAATCAATCCTTACCTTGATGACACTAGTGTTGCAAGATGGACAAGCTTTGACCAGAATACTCCATTTGATTTGTTTGCATATGCAGCAAATCCAAGTTCAGTTGCTGGTGAGTTTGAGTTGGGATCAGTTTTTGGTGTTTACTTACCAAACTGCATCATCACTTCAAATACAATTGCTGATCTTGAAGGAATTCTTGTTGAAGAGCTTGAGTTCACATCAGATGGTTCAGAGTCAGGTGAAGAAAATGAAATTTATATAAGTTTCATCTAAAAAATATGTGTGCACACAGAGCAGAGAGAGAGAGTTTTTCGCTCTTCTCTTTCTCTCTGTTTTTCAAAAGGAGCGAGTAATGGGAATAAAAATTCTAAGAACAACAGACAGATTGACAATCAAGATTGGTGAAGTTGAATTGAAACTTGCACCACTTTCAATGTTTCAAAGACAAGAGCTTCTTGCTCATGTTGAGAAAGCAGATGGAAACAACATTCATGATGTGAGGAAAGGAACAACACTTGCAATGAAGTATTCAATCAAAGACATCTCTGGAATTGAGACACTTGATGGAGATACTTATAAGCTTGAGTTTGATGCAGAAAACAGTCTCACTGATAATTGTGTGAATGAGTTATTGAACACAGAAGTAAGTGGAAAGATGGTTCTTGCTGCTTATTCAATGATCTATGGAATGCCAAGTGAAATCAGAGATTCAGAAGGAAAGAGAGTTGAAGGTGTTGAGGTGGTTTTGGGAAAGAGTCAGGAAGTTCCGATGATAAGCAATTAAATTTTAATTTATTCATTGAAGCTGTTTATATCAAGATAATGGAGATTAGTATCTTAACTAATCATGACTATTTTTCTCTGGTAACATCATTCTGGACTGCAACAACAGAAAGAATTGATTGCAACAAATGCAAAACAAAGAGAATGCATGAGAAGATCAAGAGAATTCAAAACTGCAATGAAGCTGGTGAGAATCCAGTATTCCAGACTGATGAATTCAAGTATTACAGATGCGCTGGTGCTTTCAAAGATGCAAGGTTTTCTGTTATTATGAATTTGAAACAATCGTACGATAAAGGAATAAATCCTTTTGGTGGAGCAATTTCAGATGCACCAAACAAAGTGATTGAGATGTTCAATTTGATTGATTCTCTTGTTGCAGAAAAACAGGAAAAGGACGCAAAAGAATGGCAAATGAAGTAAGTGTTGCACTAACAGTTGAAGAGAAAGAAGCAATCAAAGGACTTCAAAAGTTCATTGCTGCTGTTGATAAGATGGGAAAGGAAGTCCCAAAGAAAGTGAAACCAGCAACTGATGTGTTCAAAGTCTTTCTTGGAAACATTGCTGCACAAGCAACACTGAGAGCTTTTGATGTTCTTAAGAGCAAAGTTGTTGATGTTCACAGACAGTTCAAAGAGTTCAATACAGCAATTGCAGAGATCAACACATTACTTCCAAAAAATAAGAAACTTACAGCAGCAGTCACAAATGAGCTTGTGAAGATGAGTGCTGAATTTGGAACTGAACCAGCAGAGCAAGCAAAAGCATTCTATCAAGTATTATCATCAGGTGCTGCACAAGGTGCTGATGCAGTTGAGCTTCTTGCACAAGCAAACACTCTTGCACAAGGTGGTCTTGCAGAGGTTGCTGGATCAGTGTCAATTCTCACAGATATTCTGAATGTCTATGGAAAAGAAAACATTACAGCACAAGAAGCTGCTGATTCACTATTCACAACTGTGAAGCTTGGAAAGACAACAATCTCTGAACTCAACAGCTCAATCGGTCTTGTGATTCCAAGTGCAAAACAATTGAACTTGGGACTTGATGAAGTTGGAGCTGCACTTGCAACAATGACAACTCAAGGACTTTCAACATCAGAAAGAACAACTCAACTGAATGCTTTGTTTACAGCAGTGTTCAAGAAGTCTGGTGATGCAGCAAAATTATTTGGTGAAGATGTTGGAGAAGCTTTCAATCTCACAGCACTAAGAACAAAGAAGCTTGGAAAGTTTCTTGAAGATTTGAATGTTGCAACTGGTGGAAGTGAACAGGTTTTGACAAAACTTCTTGGAAGTACAGAAGCATTCAAAGCTGTTCTTGCACTTACTGGTGATCAGACAAAGATATTTGCAAAGAATCTTGACAGTATGAAAGAGAAAGCTGGTGCTGCTGCTGATGCTGCTGAGGTTATAGCAAATCAATATGAAGCACAGATGAAGAGAGCTGGTCAAACTGTTGACAATTTTCTTCTTGGAATCACTTCAAAGTTTTCAAGAGTGACTCTTGTTGCAGTCAAAGCATTCAATAAGATGTCAGAAGCTGCATCAGAGTTCAAGACAGAAGCTGATGAATCATTCAAAGTTGGTGGAGTTGATTCACTGAGAGTGAACATCAGAGCACTTGAAGCACAACTCAAAAAATCAAAAGAGAATATCAAAGAAGATTCATTCTTCTCAGTGTTTGATGAAGATATTTCAAAGACAGAAGGAAGAATTCAAGACTATAAAGATAAACTTGCAGAAGTGAGTGAGTCACAAAGAAACTTTGTGGAGAGTTCACAAGGTGGAGTTTTTGGTGGAATAGACAAAGAGCTTTCTGGACGTGAAGAATTTGTCTCTCAAACTCAATCTGGTGCACCAGTGATCACACCTGATTCACCAGCAGCAAAAGAAGAGTCAGATGCTGACAAAGCAGCAAGAGAAGCAAGAATAAGAACAGAGACAACTCTTCAAGCTGAACTTTTTGCTATACAAGAGCAAGCAAGAATTCAAAGGAATGAAGCAAAGATTGAAGATGATTTTGCAACTGATGAACAAAGAATTGCAAACATAGAGAAGTTTGCTGCTTTTGAACAAGAGAAGATCACAGTTCAAGCTGATTCAGAGCTTAAGAAAGCGGAACTTATTAAGAATGCAAAAGAGAAACAGCTCACAATTGACAAGATCAACGCAAAGAAAGAACTCGATATTGAAGCCTCAAAGAACAGAGCAAAGAGAAAGGAAGCTCTTGATCAAGCTGCATTTGAGAAGAAACAACATCAAAACAGAATCACAGCAACATCAAACTTTCTTCAATCAGGATTGAATCTTGCAAAAGAAGGTTCAAAAGAACAACAAACTCTTGCAATTGCAAATGCGATTGTGAATACATATGCAGCAGCAACAAGTGCTCTTGCAACTCAACCTTTCCTTCCACTAGGACTTTCAGCATTCACACTTGCATTGACAACTGGTTTTGCAAACATCAAAGCTATTAAGAGTCAGAAGTTTGCAAATGGTGGATTCATTGAAGGGAACTCAAATGTGGGTGACAAGGTTTCAATCCTTGCAAACTCTGGTGAATTTGTCGCAAATGATGGACAACAGAAAAACATCATCAAAGCAATTGCAAGTGGTCAACTAAATGAAGGTGGTGGAGGTGGTGATGTCGCTGCACTTACAGCAGCAATAAGTTCCCAACCAATTATTGTTCAAATTGATGAAAGAGAGATTGCAAGAGCAACTCGGAATGCATCAAGAAACGGTTTTGCAATAGGATAATCATATGAGCAACGTGAAGTTTTTGTCATTCAATTTGGCAACACAAGAGACAACAATTGCAACTCCATCAAGTGAGAATGCACTGTACTCAATTTCAAATTTAAGAGATCACAGAACAACCAAGAAGTTCAGATCACAAACAGCAAGTGTGAATATTGTTTTTGACTTCATCACAACTGAGAACATCAATTCATTTGCAATCAAAGGTGACAAGTTCACTGGATTTGGTTTCAATGGATCAATCACACTTGAGTTGAATGCCACTGATGAATGGTCAAGTCCAGCATTCACAACAACAATCACACCAAACACTCAACACAATATAGGGTATAAGAGTTTTTCTGATCAAGCTTACAGATTTGCAAGACTTGTCATCACTGGAACTTCTTATGTTGAGCTTTCCAATATATTCATAGGAGAGCACACACAGCTTTCACAAAACAACATTGATTTTGGTTGGAGTTATTTAAACAAAGATCAATCAAGCATCACAACAACAAAAGACGGCCAGCAGTTCTCAACAACAAGACCACATAGGAAAGAGATTAAAGCAAACTTCAAGCTTCTTAATAAGAGTGAATTTAATGTGATTTCAGACTTATCAGATTTTCATGGAAAGACTGAACCAGTTTGGTTCATAGTTGATGAGTCAGAGACAATTGTTGACACAAAAGAAAGGTTCATCAATCAGTTTTTCTTCTCTTCAAGTCTTGGATTCAAGAACTCATCTTTTCAACTCTTTGACACTGCTTTCAGATTAAGGGAAACAATATGAGCAAGATACTTCTTGAAGAACTCAAAACAGAACTTGAGCAAACATTTGGCATTCAATTTTGGGGCTATAAATGACATTTGAATCAGAGATCAAGAAACCGAACAACAGACCAATCACACTGGTTTGGATGGAACCAAAGCAAAGATTGATTTCAGACTGGTCACTTGTCTCTGGTTCAATCTATAAGCTTGCAGTTGAGCACTTCACAGTTGGAGTTGCATCAGACAGCACTCCACTTGATGAAGCAATAAGTTCAAGTGTTGCAATTGGTGAATGGTTCTTTGACTCTGGTTCAAAAGAACTCTATGTGAATGTTTCAGCAAATCCAAACACAGTATTCTTGACTGTGACTTACAGATTGTTTTTCAGTTCAAGAGCAATTGATCTTCCATTTGATTTGTCATCTGGTACTGATGTTTCTTATGCTGGAATTCTAAGAAGTACTTCAAGCTTTGCTGATCAAATTGACAATGAAGATTTAATTGGAATCTCTCTTGCTGGTTCAGGTTCAGTGAACTTTCACAATGATGGTTCATGGAAGTCTCTCTATTCCAAACTGTTTTGGGAAACCACTGCTGTGAAAATATATCTTGGATTTGAATCACTAGATGCTTCTGAATATCAACTTATCTATAAAGGATTTGTTGATTCAAAATCTTATTCATCAGACAAGGTTTCATTCAAGATGCAAGACTTTGTGGAGAAGCTTCTTGCAGAGTTGCCACTTGAAAACTTCAAAGAGATTGATGGTGACATCACAGAAGTTGGGAATCCAAAGAGGAGAGTCTATGGAAGATCAAAAATTCTTGGTGTCTCACTTTCAAAGATCAAAAATGGTTTCAATCTTACTGGAACCTTTGAGAAAACTTCAAGCACAACAGTCACAGCAACTGGTGGAACACTTCTTTCAGAAGCAAGTGTTGAAGATACTATTCTATACACAAATATTGATGGAGAAGAATCAGAGTTTTCAATTGAGAGTGTTGATTCAGATTCTGTTTTGACACTCACAGAAGAGATTGATGACTTCACTGCTGGTTCAAGTATCATATTAAGACCAATCAATTCACTTCCTTATAGGAATAGAGATATTTTCTTATGTCATCACCAAATGAGAGAACCAACAACAATCATTGACACTGGAATCACTACAAGATTCTTCTCAGTAGTTGATGCAACTGACTTTGAAGCTGGTGACACAATCAAAGTTGCTGGTGTTTCAAGAGTGATTGAGAATGTTTCAACCAATAATGTCATTGAACTTGTCACTGATCTTGTGTCAATTCCAAGTGGTGGTGACACATTTGTCAAGCAACCAGTTCACAATGTTTGGATTGATGACAGAAAACTTGTCTTTGAAAGAGATTACACAATTGTGAATGGTGATCCAAGCAAGATTCTCATTGATGAAGATGCAGAATTCAATCTTGCAAAACAACAACCAATCGACACAATCACATTCACCAATGGATCAAGAGTTGTGACTGGAACAATTGACTTCAAAAACTTATTCAAACCTTGGGATAAAATCAGATCAAATGATCTCACTCACACAGATTTTTATTCAGTGCTTGGTGTCTCTGAGAATGAACTCTTATTAAGAGAAGAATATCAAGGTGCAACAAGAACAAATACTGGATTCAGAAAGTCTTTGAAACTTATAAATGACTCAACAAAAATCTTGGTTGATCTCAGTGGAATCACAGTTGATGGAAACAAAGAAAGTGAACTTGTGAAAACAGGTTCTCAAGTTATAAGACACCTTCTTGAAGAGCAAGGACTTGAAGTTGATGCAACTTCATTTGATGAAGCAAAAGCAAACACACCTTTCTTGATGAATCTTGCACTTCCACTTGTTGGGAATAACTCAAGACCAAAAGTCAGAGATGTGATTGATCTTGTGAACAAGTCAGTCCTTGGAAGTTTGCATGAGAATGCTTCAAGAGACATTGTCTATTCAACACTCTCACCAACCAAACCAGCAATTGATGAAATATTCAGAGATGATGATGTGATCTCTTATTCAGTTCAATCCAGTGGAAAGAATATTGTGAGAGATGTCACAACTGAATTCAATCACAGTGATGCTTCAATCTTCACTGGTGAACCTGATGCAGAAAAATATGAATATGAAAATATTGTGATCTCAAATCTTTCAGACATTACAAGAGAAGAGCAACTTTCACTGCATCTCTGGAATGAGAAAGATGCTGAACTCATGAGTCAACGTGTTGCACTGCTCAAAGAGACTGCAAACACTGTGATCAAATTAAAATCAAACACATTGTTTTTGAATAGAGCATTGAATGAAGTTGTTTATTTGGAACTCAGAGAACTCTTTGAGAGATTTGGGACTGATGCTGATCAGAACTTCATAGGACTTATAACTATGATCTCAAAAGGAGAACAAACACTTCTTGAGATCAGTGATCTTGCTGGATTCTTCAACAGGATTTGCACTTATGTGAATGATACTGATCCAGAATACTCAAGTTCAACCATTGATCAAAGAGCAAAAAATGGATTCTACACAGATGAATTTGGAATTATCGACAATTCAAGACAGTATAGACTAAACTTATATATATAAACAGGAGAATGGAATGTCCTATACAACACCACCAACCGCAAAAGCTGCTGGTGATCCAGT